TAATTCATTAGATTTTTGCAAAATAGATATCTTGTTATCATTAACCTTTACTTTTGTAGTTCCAACCATAGTTAAGAACGTAGTGTGCAAAGGTACATTTTCAAAGTAGTATATCATAGAATTATCTGTTTGCACTTCAGTGGAACGAATTACAACCTTCTTAAGTGAATAAGGCAAAGTGATTTCAGTAGCTATCGCATTGATTGTTTGCAATAAAATATTATAATTAACATTGAAGTTATTATATATAATATCATTATTATACGACCAATTTAGTACGTTACTAGTATAAATATTTTTTGCCAACTTGTCGTTAACCGCACCGTTAATATAGTTATGTAAACCACTTCCACGTATTAGTGTATCAATATAATAAGTATCAGTACTATCATAGGAATAATCAATACGATTGTACGAACCATCAATTGTCATTAATAATCCGCTATGGTCAGTAGCAGGTTTACTAGTGTCAAAATTGTAATAAGTGCCAGCATGACTAATTGAAAGATTATTAATACTATTGTTATTACCAACAACATATAATCCAACATAAAATTCTTGTAGGTCAAAATTACTCACCATATTTCTACTACCTGTTAATGATAAAGCAGTTAATGAAATTTCAAAACATTTACTGTTTGTGAGTAAATTGTTGTTATACAATGTGATACCACTTTTACAAAAAGATACTAAGATATTATTAAAATTATTATCAGTACCCACACAATTGATTGCTTTATCACACCAACTAATTTTACATTCATTTAATACACAACTTCTAGTATTATTTGCCATAGAAACACCAGTTTCAAAATAATATATTTCAACATTCGACAGTGTGTTTCTGCTATCTTCACCACCACCATTATATGCTAAATTTATACCATATGATGGCTTAGTGAGAACAGAAGTGTTAATTCTACCCTTTATACCAATATTTTTAACTAAGTTATTTTTACCTGTAATGTTAAAAATGCTTGCACCACCGTTTGACGTTATAGTAGTGTTTGTTATGCCACATCCAATAACAGTTTTGTCGTCAGTTATTTCTATAGTTTTTGAAATTAAATAAATGCCACTAGGAAAAATAACGGCTTTTCCAGAGTCTAACGCACTTTGAATAAATGTGGTATCGTCAGATATACCGTCACCTTTAGCGCCATACATTTGTGGCGTAACATAAAAGTTAAAATATTTTTGAAATAATAATGTTAATTCTCCACTTTTTGCCATTTCATCAAGCTTCTTATTAATTTCTTCCTGCACATCAAGGTTGTTAAAATAGTTTTCAACATATTTTTTAAGAGTATTAAAAGCGCTTTGTAGTTCGTCAAAGTTCTCACTTAAGTTATTAACATTTTCCATTGTTTTATTTAAATAGTCAATGACCTTGCATAATAACTCATAATAACTTAAGCTATCATCATAGATTAATGGGAGCACCTTTTGACACCAATACCTAAAAGGTTTTAAATCGTTCATATATACCTCACTTTCTCTTTACCATATAGTAAAAAATAAATCTTTAAGCTCATCAATAATCATCATGTCAATGTTTAGAAATGTTTCTCTAAACTTTAGTAGCATTTCTGATTGGTTACCCTCGTAACCTAAAATTTTATCAACATAACTGTCGCTTCTATTTCCTGTTCCTGTCTCAGTATCGCTAGTTTCACCGTTTAGAGTGCTACTAGTACCGTCAGTGCCAGTATTATGTGTAGCATTGGTTAAATAGTCATTGCTTTCAAGTCCATTAATACCGCCCTGTGGTGTATCACTGTAATAACTCCATGTGTCAGTGGTACCGTCAGTCCTCGAATTACTCCTATTAGTCCCATTTCTGTTAGTGGTTTTGGTTTCGCTTCCACTACCTTCATGTGATACACTCCTGTTCACACTAACTAACGGTTCAATCTTTAGCAATTCGCTCTGATAAAGTTGGTTGTAATACGGCATAATATTTTTCATTTTGTTACTAAGAAACAACTTCCATCTTCCTACAGTTTCGCAACAAATCTCTCTGGTATAGTAATGCCTTAAAATCTTCTTACAAAGTTCCGCCCTGTATTTTTCGTCAAAAATAGGAAAGTCGCTAAAAATTTTACTCCAAGATTTATCTAGTATACTTTCAATGTCGTTGAACCCTGTTGACTCTGTTAAATTTGCGTTTGTTTCGCAAATAAATCTAACTTGTGTCGTGTATTTACTCACCTTCGTTATCCTCCTCCCTGTCGTCCTTTTGATTGAATACGTCACGGAAATGGCAGCTTATCTGTGTATCGAACATCCTGTTTATCTGCTCACAGGCCTGTTGTCTTGCAAATTCTCTCGAATACCTGTTAGCCATTACACCGCCTTGTAACCTCTGCACTTCATCCTTAATCATTCTCTCTTTTTTCTGAATACTAATATTTGTTACTCCCAAATAAGTCAGAGCTTCATTCCATAAATTAACTTTTAATTCATAAAGTTTATCAGCAACAAATGGCGCGCCAGTTGTAAATACACCAAAAGAGCTTCCATCCCCATTCATAAAATCGTTACTTGCAAAAATAACAGGTTGGTTGCCATCATACTCCATGTAAGCATTTTGAAGGGCTAACTGTTGCTGTTCACTTCCTTTAATCAAAATCGGTGTTCTTTGAGCTTTACAATTGATATCAATAGACGCATCAAGCTCAGCTAGTCTTTTAGCATATATAGACATTTTATCTTTACAGCACCAATGCGTCATGTTGTCCCAAATAATAACACTATTATCTCGATTACATTCTCGCTGATAGCCGTTAGAAGCGTATGCCCTTCTATCAAGAGGTATATTGTAAACATCAAGTTGACCGCCTAGTATACCTCTAAGACAAAGATTTCCCATAACATCATCATCAAAATATAGCATAGCCCTATCCTCGTACAATCCGACTTCAATAAATCGTGCATCTACAGTACTAGGAAGTCCAACCCACTCAAACGAACTAATTGCAATTTCTGTAAATAAATCTAAGTATTGGTCAAATGTATATAGTTGATAACAGATACTGTCATCAAATGATGTCCGGTGTTTCTGTCTTCTTTCTTTTCTTGCTTTACTCATTCTTACACCTCCTTTCTAAACTGAATTATCAAGTGAATAATTTCCTACTTCATTGGGATTTTTCCAAAAAGTAATACCATTGTTAAAATAGCTTTCAATTAAAGCTATATCGTCACTAGGCGCACCGCCCACTATTGTACAGTCAACAGTTTTGGTATAATTCCAATGAGGTCTGCTAGATACGTTAGGTACTTTAGTTGTGTGACAAGCATATCCAAAAACATCAAAGTACTTATCAATAGCCTTAGCGTACTCAGCAGTAATGGATTTTCGTTGAGCTTCAAAACATACTTGCCCTTTACCGAATAATGCATTGTTAGTGGTAAAATTACCCTTCACGTCATTCGCAGATATACTAGCTGTGTAAGCACTAGTTAATATATTTTGTACACTACCTAGAGCCGAGTTACTTGTCTGCCCTGTAATCATTCCCACACTTGTTTGAATAGCTGACGGAATAGCGTTAATTGTAATCGGTACAGCGTTTTGCGCTACCCAAGCATTAAATGCATCCACATTCCATGAACATAAAGGGAAACTGTCAAGAGTTATAGTTTCGGTCATATCCATTCTACCTGTACCTGTAGTTTCTGTAGCTTTGTATCTGTCAAGCCTTAATACTTCTTGTACAGGCATGGTCATGTTTCCCACTATATTGTAATATGGTGTAAGACCCTCTGAAAATTCATATCTTTGGATCAATGTCTGACCGCAATTATTTCTTACTTCATTAAAGTTAAAAGGATATGTATACAGCTTCATATTCCTTGGCTTGTAACCATTTAGCGTATCGTCGGATGTAATTGGTGTACCTGTGACATTGATTGGATTAGTCTGTCCTGTAAATGTGATGTTAACTCCTTCGTCTGTTACTTCGACAGGTAGTATGTCAGTAGGACAGGTATACATAGCTAATATGCTATCTGGTGTAGACAAGTATTGATTTAAAAAATTGGTGAGATTATTAGTGCCTGTTTCGGTGTTTAAAAAGGCTTTAATTTGATATCCACTATAAACACCGTCATAGATGTAACCTCCTGTGGTAGCAAGTAGTACCATAGTGCAAGTACTAAGTGAGCCTAGCCCAATTACTTGCGATTTACCATTGTAAACATATTCTCCACACTCAACATTTTCGGGCAAAATATGCTCACCTATTCTATCAGTAAGACTATGCTCTCGTTCAACAAAGCACTCTTTTCTTTCAATGTCAAACCAGTAAGTTTGCAAAACATCAATTTGAAAGCTTATCTCAGCAGTTACATTATTTATATATTCAATTCCAGTCACAAATGCATAAAACCAACGAGTACTAAAAGCACTGTTTTGAAACATCATATAATTGCAGTCATATAGACTATCCGCTGTAGCTTGCATACGGCATTTACCCTTATTTACACGATTGTAACTTACATTGGTAAAATGTTTTTTTGCTTTACTCAAAAAATAATTAGTTTGAGTCTTAATATCTGAAAAATAAATCGTGTGTTTCTGCTGAGTGGAGAGTGGTACCCCACTCAGCATGTACACCTCACTGTCTGGTACTATGTACATATTTCATTACTCCTTATTTAATACAATCGTATCACCCACAGCACTGGCTCCTGTAATTGTTGTATCTCCTGTGTAAGTTGTTCCATCTAAGTCCGCTATCAATGTTATTTCTGTAGTAGATTTTGATGATGGTATTACAATAGCACCATACTTTTGAACAGCAATTCCGTCTGTGGTAAGAGCTTCCGACTGTACAAAATTGAGTGTGTTTGGCACAAGGGTAGCTGTATCGTCCTGTACATTAAGAGTGAAAATAGTGCCAACCTCTGATATGTCTTTTCCTGTAATCTTCACAGTGATTGTTGATGGTTTGGCAATTGTCGCACCGCTATCAACAAACACAATAGCATTAGCAAAAGGTGAATAAGATACAGTTTTCCAAACATGAAGCCAATAATTCCAATATAAGCCACTTCCTACTGGAGTTTCATTAAATTCAAAGAGGTTATCATAAACTTGAAACCACTCTTCATCAAGTAAAACACCCTTAACATCCTTCATAAGTGCAAGCTCATCGGCTGTTACTTCTTCAAGCCCTGTGGACTCTTCCCTAATAGCTTCAAATCTTTCATTGTCAAATGAGGTGAAATCGTCAATTAAATGCAGTTTGCCAATAAATTCTGCTTTATTCATGTTAAATGCACTAGCAAGGACTTCAACGTCAAATTTAGCGTTAAAATCAGCATCCATAAAAATGCACTGCTTATCAATTGATGTATTGTTCTGTACATGAGACTCGTTAAATCTACCTGTCATATCAATAGGAAGTAAGTTCGATTTACCCCTAAAAGCTACAGCCACACTATTCATATCAGTAGTATCAATCTGCTGAGGATATACTTTACCATGCGTAATTGCTTTAATAAGTAGATACTTAAAAAGTAAGTACTCGTCATACTCAGCCGACTGATACACTTGATTGATAATTGATGTAATAAGATTAGTTACACCATCAGCGGATGTAAAGGCACGTCTTAAAGCCTGTTTCTCAATAGTAATTGGGTACATCACCCGCCAGTTAGTGAGATGAAAAACAGACTGTACATTCGGCAGAGTACGTTTAAATTCTCTGCTAGCGCCCTTCTCAGCATCATATTTTACAGCCTTGATGATACCGACAAAAATATCCTCTACACTCTCACCAAACTCCAAATATCCTTTTTTGAGGTGCTTATATGGGTTATTGAAAGTTGCACTCTGCACGCGCACCAGTGCTATCCTATTAACTAATGCGTTAATAAATTCGTTTGCATGTGTTGGATTTCCAAAAAGGATTTCACCAACTTTTGGTATGTCCTGTTCCTGTGATATTACAGGGATATCTTTCTGATAAGCATATGATGCATTATTTCTAATGACATTAAGAATATCAATAGAACGGGCATCAAGTTTTGTTTTAGCAATTATTCTAGCCATTAATTCTCCTCCTCTTTAAATAAATCCTCGAAAGAACTGTACTCTTTCTCTTCCTCTTCATGTTCAGTTGGAGTGTCAAATTCTTCATCTTCCTTCTTTTCGAAAAAACGTGATATATATTTATCCCGCCACATTTTATCATTTTCCTCAAATTTGCGTTTCCATTCATCAACGTCATCTGAGTCTACTGAGTCAGAAATATCCTCGATAATCTCAAGGGTTTCATCATCATTTCTGTCACCAATATATTTTCTTACTTTTTTAAGCAATTCGTCCTTTAATAATTTAGCCATTATCATTCTCCTTTTTAAAATCGTCTGTGTAACATCATATAAATAGGTAAGTGCCCTCTTGTCACAGGTGTGGGCGGTGTGGGTGGTACAGGTGAACCACTTAGATATTCAAACCAATTTTTTCCGTTTTGTATTCTTTCATCTAATGCAACAACACCCGCACGCTCTCGTTCAAAACAGTAAGCTTTAACAGCTTCTTCAACATTCGTTAGCCTGGAAAATTCTAAACCACTATAAGGGTAACTCTTAGTAGGTTTCCACTGATCTCCATATCCTTCAAGTATCTCAGCATTAATTAACTGGCATTGAAGGTTACCATCTTTCCAATCCTTGCCTTGTGCATTTGCATAATCGGTAAGATTAGCGGATGGTGTCCACTGAATTAGACCCCATCCACTAGATGCACTTAATCTTTCTTTGAGGGCGGGGTTAAGTGTACTCTCTCTCTGAACATTACCAAGCATACCGCATATGCTTTCAAGTGTGTATCTTCCTGTGAAGTATGCATTAAATTCTACAGCATTATTTTCCATTTGCTTTTGTGTCAGATACTTTTTAGTACCCTCAATAGCAATCCATGCCATTAAATTACCTCGCTAAGAAGTTCTTTCCATGTATTGTTACCACACTCACCGTCCTGTAAAAGATTGTGATCTCTTTGAAAATTAATGCAAGCAGACACACACCCTTTACCATAGGCGGTATCAATTGAGCCTGTGTAATATCCAAGTTTTGACATTAATATTTCAAACACTGTGACATCATTATTTTTTGTACCTCTTTTCAGTAAGCTCATTGCTGTTATTTTCTCCTTCTCAAAATCGACAATTCTTTTAACAAGTACTAAATCGTTTCGGTGGGAAATATTAGTAATTGATACACCCTTTCCTTTATTTATTTTTGTGTTTTTACTATTTCCCTTTGACTCAATCATCTGTGTAGTGTTAATAGCAATAGCTATGTGAGTAATTCTCCTAACCGATTTACCGAAATAAAGTAAATCACCACTTTGAATATTAGTTACTTTTTTACCTAATCCTGAGTAACCCTGTGCTGTAGTTCTCGGTACTTTCATACCACACTTATTCAGTACAGAATATACAAACCCACTACAGTCATACCCGCCCTCAGCCTCGGACTCTCCGCCCCACACATAGGGTTTACCTAAATATGCTCTTGCCGTTCTTACAATATCATTACTTGTCATTTACATTTACCTCACTATCAAGTTTATCGCAAAGTTTTTGAAGTACTACTGTATTATTGTTGAGTGCCTCTGCGAACTTGTCTGACTCTTCCTTATGAGCATCATTAATTTTGTTAATGTAATAACACATAATTAAACACATACCTATGGGAAAGCCAAGTGTTGAAATCAATGTTGATAACTCGTTAATCATAATGTCAACCTCCTTTCTTTTTTCTTATTATAGCATATTATCCACAAATTATCAACATTAATTTGACAAATTGTTGATAATTTGTTATAATTAAACAAGGAAGGTGGATAAATGAACGATATAAAATATTATGACGGCACTAAGCTATTAAGCATGAAGGACATTAATGGAAATGTGCCAGAAATTTATATATCAACATCAAATAGAAGTGCAGGAAAAACAACATATTTTAATAGGTATTTAGTGAATAGATTTTTAAAGTATGGTGAGAAATTTTGTTTACTATACAGATTTCAAGACGAGTTAAAGGACTCAGCGGACAAATTTTTTAAGGATATACACAATCTTTTTTTCTCAGCATACACCATGAAGGCTGTACAAATTGGTAATAGTAAAATGTATGAGCTATTTCTGTGTAGTGCCTATGATGAAGAGGACGAGGGAAAATCCTGCGGATATGCTGTAGCCCTCAATTGTGCTGATAAAGTGAAAAAATATTCTCACTATCTGAGTGATGTATCAAGAATTCTTTTAGATGAATTCCAGTCTGAAACTAATCATTACTGCGCAGATGAAGTTAGCAAATTTATAAGTATACACACCTCAATAGCGCGTGGCAATAATAGTCAGGTTAGATATGTGCCTGTAATAATGATTTCAAATGCCGTAACATTGCTAAACCCTTATTATACAGCACTGGACATTACTGACAGGCTGACCTCTGATGTTAAATTTTTACGCGGAGACGGTTTTGTTCTTGAACAAGGCTATAATGAGAGTGCGTCTAAATTACAAGAAAGCTCACTATTCAACAGGGCTTTTAACAAATCTAACTATGTGGCATATGCTTCTCAGAATGTTTATCTCAATGACAATCATGCTTTCATTGCAAAGATGAAGGGCCAGAGTCGCTATCTCTGTACACTTAAATATAAGGGTGAAGAGTATGCAGTTAAAATGTTTGAGGAACAAAGTATAGTTTACTGTGACAAAAAAGTTGACCCCGCTTTTAAACAAAGAATTTCGGTGACTACAGATGACCACAACATAAATTATGTGATGCTCAAAAATAATGGTTGGTTAATTGATTATATGAGATACTTCTTTGACAGAGGTTGTTTTAGGTTTTATTCACTTGATTGTAAAGAGTGTATACTTAAATCATTAGCTTATTATTAATGGTATCTGCGTTAGTTATTTTTGTAACATAGACATGAAAGGCTCTTTGAAATATAAGACATGACTATGTTGTTGGGTGTATGCCTGCCCATGCATTAAGAATTAACGTTATAGATATATTAAAAAGGACAGAATTTAATTCTGTCCTTTTGTTATGTTTCACGTGAAACATTTTATCTCATTTTATATGTTGTCTCTTGTAATACTACACCTCCCCTTATTCTAACAGGGCGCAGTTTTCCATATACTTCCAATCCTATTCTAAAATCATCAAGTGTTCTCTTTGTTTTCAAAAATTCCCGCTGAATTGTAGGGTATTTCTCTAATTCTTCATCTGTCACCCCTTCCATTGATTTAAGAAACAATTTCTTACATCTATCAGGCATACCCGCACATTTTACATTATAGTAAGGATTATCAATCTGTTCTTCATCTTCATGTGTGACATGTTCAATATATGTTTTTTGTCTGACAAAAATACCCTCATCCCAAAAACTTTCTAGTTTCCAACAACAAAAATTAGAAGGGTGTATTTTAATACCTTTAATATTTTTCTTTGTAGTACAGCAATGTATACTGTCCGTGTCAGCATATACAAAATACTTGTAGTTTTGCTGAGCGGCGCGAATAGTAAAATTTCTAGCATAACTTGTTATGGCTGAACCTATTGGAATATACATAACTTTCTTTTCGTGTTCTTCAAATGTTGTAAAACCTAATGAGCCATCATCTTTCTCCCTTGCTACTTTAAAAGATGATATATCCGAACTACTGAGTTTACCATATAAGTTATTTAAAAAAAGTTTTGCTAGTGTTCGTCTTGCCCCTGTACTAATCTGTTTAATTTTCTTGTATTTGTCAATATATTCGTCAAAAATCCCTGTTATAGTTCTAAAATAACATCCGTCCAATAGCTCAAAATCTACAAGATTGTAATGCTCTTGCAACAATTCAAAATCAGTTTGCGTAAGCACCATTTCAACAGTAGCTTTTTTAATATTACCGTCAAAATCTTTGTACCATGTGCATGTTTCTCCCGTATCTTTATCAACTATATCTGACGTCTCTAACATTTCAGTAGCCTTATAGAAAAAACTTCCTTTAATCTGAATGAATGGCAATTTGTTAGGCTTTAAATAAAAACGTGTACGAATGCGAACAAAATAGTAGTATTGGTTTGTAAGACATTTTGATGGTATTTTACCTTTGAAAAAAACTGGATGACCGATGGGGTAATAATTCCCACTTTCTGAGTGCATCATTGATGGGTACAAGCTATTAACATCTGCCGTAATACCCTCGGTGTAAATTCTATTTTCGCATCCCTTCTTTAGATAACACCAACCCCCCCTGTAGGAATGCCTGATATACTCGTCAGCGTTTGAGTATTTATATTCAACGGGGTTTAATTTATATTGTGTTAAATCAGGGAAAAAGGCCTGATAGTCTTGCTTGTCAATTGTATGTTTAAATTCAGATAGACAGCATGAACCAATAGTGAGTTTTAAGTGCCCCTCTGATTGCATTATTTCCAATGCTTCTTTAACCACTAGAACATCATTGGCAATATAGCGTTTTTCGTTATCTGTAATTGAACAGCCTGCATATCTTAACCCCGTATACTCCATTTCAAGTTTTCTATGCTTTGTGTCAAAACTTTTGCCTATTTGTTCAACTGAAAACGGTAACAACTTCAAGCTGTCTCTAATCTCGATAAATGCATATGGTGTTTTGATAAGAATGCTATACCACTGCCCCATGTCCGAAATCGAATAGACAAACGATTTTGGTGTTAAATCTTTCTCCTTTAGAAAATGAACGTCACTATCATTATTGGGATTTACATAGAGTTTTTGTTCATATTTCAAATCTGTTAGTAGGAATGAAAGCCAAAACGAACCGTCAAACTTCAAGTTATGGTAATATATACAAATATTCTGCTTTAAGTTGTAGAGATAATTATATGTTTCTCTAATTGAATGATGTATTTTAACATCCTCTGTGCCTAGCTCAACAACTGCAGACGCCCACACCTCAGTAAATGTCTGCCCCTCATATACTGTAGTTTCAAAATCTCCCACCATATATTTGACTTGCTTTCTCATATCTCATCCCAATACTCATCGTTAGATAATGCATTGTCAATTTCTGCTTGTTCTGCATCGTTCGGTAAATTACCACTTATTAATGTATATAAATGCTGTACCGCCGTTCTTGAAACTTCACTGGATGGGTGATACTTAATAATAGCTTCACACGTTGATAAAAAATCGTCACTTGCCTGCGATATTGAATATAAAACTGCGTCTACTCCGTACTTCTCAATTTCTGAATTTAACAAATTGTTTAATAAGTCTGCTGATTGTGATTGTTGCACACCAACATTAGCTATCATAGATTGCACTTTATCCCATACTATCTTTGAAGCATGAAACGTCTGTTGCCATTCACTATCTGATTTCATCCTCTCATAATCTTCTTTGTCTTTTTTCCTCTGCCTAGTCTCCCATGCTTTCATAGCTGCCGCATGTCTGATTTCTCTTTTTCTCTGATCAACCGTTATTGGCTGTCCTGTTACTGCACTGATAGCATAAGCTTTGTTATAAAGCTGTGCCGGTCTAATCTTTGAGAGTCTCCGTATTGACCCTGCTGTAATAGTTTTGGGTTTTGGTGGGATAAGATTAGGCTCAAATACGTACCCTCTTTTTTCAGCGTTTCTAATAAAACGTTTAATCCTGTTCCGCTCTTTGTTATAATCTTTCAAAAGCTGAGACTTCTTAGTTATCTTACCCATAGTTTTTTATCCCTCCTGTGTCCATAAAGAGTAATTAAGGGGAGGTTTTTAGCCTCCCCCCTTTTAAGTAATACTTTAAGAAATAACTATACTATCATTAACTGATAGAATTTCCTGCCACTGTTGGAGGTATTCTCGCATACCTCAACTACACAGTGTCCGTCATCTGATATGATATCATCAAGCATATCCAAGGTTTCATTAACAGTCTTAGAAATGCTTGTAAAAACTGTTCCATTTTTATCTACAAGAACTGATACCTCCACTGGGTTGCCATCTTTGTCTGTATCGCCGTATGAGCCGACATTTACAACATCAATCTGTAATCCCTTCTCGATTTTCTGTCCTGATGCCTTTGCATTAAATAATTCTTTCTTTGATAACACGATAGTGCCCCTCCTATTTACTGTGCTGTGTCTGCTGTGTCTGCTTCTTCAATAAACTTACTAAGTGCCAAGGTGTATGTCTTAGTAACTCGTGTCTTGTCTGTGATTGCTGAGATTTTAAAAGTATCTGTTTCATACATTTTACGAATGTAATTAAACAGTTTTGCTTCATCCCTCGGTGCTTCACTCTCATAGACTGGGTAAGTCTTAGTCATAGGCTCACACGAAACAGTGTCCATACCTAATACTGTGACATTTAACGTGCTGATTGTTCTTGTTACGCTTGGTTTTCTCATTTTTTGCTTCCTCCTTGTTCTTGTAATGAGTTTTGCTTTGTAACTTGTTGTAACATGCACCATTGGTGCAAAGGCTAGTGAGTGGAGTTGCACCACTCGTCAGCTTGGTTACTGCTAGTCAAGTACTATTAACTGATAGCATTTTTTAGTGTCCTTTATATGAACGATAGTTAAATAGTGGACTAACCTATCCATAAACCTATCGGAAATGTCAAGTATTTTTTCTAAAAGTACAAATTATTAGCATCATGACGAATGTTAATACTGCTAATATCACATACATACTTATATCCATTTAACCACCTTTAAACACTTTTACTTCATAGCAAGGTAATACGTTCATTATTTCCAACACATTACATAGCTTTGGTATATTACTGTCAATATATTGACTAATTGCAATTATTGATACCATAATAAATGATACGATAGTTAATCCTTCACATATGTTCATTTTGTTAATCCTCCACTATAATAAAAAGTTCATTTATAAAGGCACGCTTAACATCCACTAATTTAACTTTTCTTTCAAGTAAATCAGATGTAATAAAAATAACTTTGCCTTCATACAACCACTGTCCTTTCTCTGACATAATATTTATATATGTATTATTGTCAAGGACTGAAAGCAATTCTTTAAACTGCATTTAAATTATCCCTCCATTCTTTCACTTCATCAATGATGATTTCTGCTAATGCATTAGCTGTGAGTTTAGACTCAAGTAATCCAAACGGTGCTTTGAATATGTGTTTATACCCGTCAGCGCATATAAAAAATACTGCTGAGGATATTGAGGGTTCAATATACACATCGACTCTACACTCAATAAACCCCCTTGACGATTGTATTAGAGTTTTAACCACTTCTAAATATTCTGCGCACATTATTTTTTCTCACCTCCTAGTTGTCAATGTATACAACAATAAAACTGCTTAATCCAACTACAGGAACGGAATACATTGTATCTATTAATTTATCAAAATATTCGTGTGGAATGTCTTTAAATTCACCTTCCCATATTGATATCTTACCAGTGCTAAATATTCTTACATCTTGAGCGCCTAATAAAACATTAAATAAATCTTTTACTTTCATTTAATCACCCCTCATTTCTTAGCTTATATACATTATATCAGTTTTAGAGAAAAAATGGTGTATAATCTTTCAATAAATTGTAAACAATTTGTGAACATTATAATGTAAGTTTTACAATCTGTACCAATGAGCGTACAATCCTCGTACTTCAAATGGGGTACGAGCTAGTCGACGTTTTTTGAAATGGTATGCCTACT